AGGCACTGGCATCAACTGGAGCGGTGACATATGGCGCAGCGATCCCGATCATCATGGGGCAGAATATCGGAACATGTATTACAGCTATAATTTCTTCTGTAGGAGCCAACAAAAATGCAAAGCGTGCAGCATTGGTACATCTGAGTTTCAATGTGATAGGAACAGTTGTCTGGTTGTCGATATTCTGCATAGTGAAGGCTGTGGCAGTTCCGGCTATCCTTGGAGAATCAGCAAGTTTGATGGGTATAGCTGTATGTCATTCGGCTTTTAATATCCTGTGCACAATGTTGATGCTTCCCCTTGCAGGTATGCTTGAAAAAATGGTAAAAAAGATGATCCCCGATAATGAAGTAATTGAACAGACAGAGGAATTGGACTCTCGTCTGCTGGGGAGCCCTTCTCTTGCACTTGAAAGATGTGGTCAGGTTCTTGATTCAATGGCTGGAATAGCTGTGGCTGCTTTGAAGGATAGTATTGGTTCGATCACCAGGTATGATGAAGAGACCGCTTTACGGATCAGGGAAGCTGAAGAGAAAACAGATCATCTGGAAGATATCCTGGGGACCTATCTGGTAAAGCTGACTTCTACACAGCTTGGAGAAAACGAAAGTGCAAAAGCAACGGAATATATGAAGGTGATCGGTGATTATGAACGAATTGCAGATCATGCAGTAAATATTCTGGAGTCCGCAGAGGAATTGGTACAAAAAGGAATTGTTTTTTCAGATCAGGCGCAAAAAGAATACAATCTGATATCGGATGCAGTTGAGGATATATTGGATCTGTCACATACAGCATTTAAGGATACGGATCTTAAAGCGGCGCGTAAAACGGAGCCTTTAGAGCAGATTGTTGATGAGCTGAAAGAGACGTTACGCACCCGGCACATACTGCGTCTGCAAAAAGGAGAATGCTCAGTAGATGCCGGGTTTGTATGGTCTGATTTGCTGACTAACCTGGAGCGGGTTGCCGATCATTGTTCCAATATTTCCGGATGTGTACTCGATACAGCCGGGCACACCATGAATATTCATCAAAATCAGAGATTGCTCCGTAATAGCGGAGAAGATTTTGGTCAGGAACTACAAGAGTTAAGGGTAAAATACAAGATATAGAAGCCTTAGTCTTTCTTGTAAAACATGGTTTCATACCCGTCAGCGCGGAGCAAGATGTCCGGCATCCAATCAGGAGATCTGCCCATCTGCTTACAGATCACATTCAGGTCAACATCAGGGCTGCATTCGATGATCAGCTCATCGTGAACGTGACCGACGATAAAACAGTGCCGGAGAGTCTTCATGGCACAACAGAGGATATCGCGACTCACGGCCTGGACGATGTTCTCCACGAACTTCGGTCCGTAGGATTCTATGCGTTCCCACTTCTTTGTGGATCCAACGCCTTCGTAGGTGACGGATTCGCCGCCATACTGATTTTCTCCGATACGTGGCTTCACGTAGGAGAGAAGACGGCCTGAGGGGAGCTTGATGAACAACATGCCGCTTTTATATAAGAAGCGGATTCTGCGTACTTCAGTCTGGATGCGTTGCGTGATCGTGGTTTTGACGGCGCGGTCGATGTCCCACCAGAAGGCGGTGATCATCGGGTTGGAGTTCCGCCAGGAATTGACCAGTGGTTGCAGTTCTTCTTCGTTCAGTCCCATTTCCAAGGCTCCCATTGATTTCAGTGCTCCGACACTGCCACCGTAACCGAGAGCCAATTCTGCGATCTTGCCTTTCTGACGGAGATGACCGTTGATACCGTGCTTTTCTACCGGTACGCCGAACATCTGGCTGGCAGAGGCACAGTAGATATCTTTTCCTTCTGCAAATACCTTGGAACGCCAGGTCTCACCGGCAAGGTAGGCCAGCACTCTGGCTTCGATGGCTGAGAAGTCACTGACGATGAATTTATATCCGGGACGGGGCACGAAGGCTGTCCGGATTAGTTGTGACAGTGTATCCGGGATATCATCATAGAGCAACTGCAGTGTATCGTAATCGCCGGCTTTCACAATGGCTCTGGCTTCTGCGAGATCCGGCATGTGGTTTTGCGGAAGGTTCTGCAACTGGATCAGTCTGCCTGCCCACCTGCCGGAGCGGTTGGCTCCGTAGAACTGGAACATACCGTGGGCTCTGCCGTCTTTGCAGACAGCATTCTGCATGGCCTGATACTTCTTAACCGATGATTTTGCAAGCTGCAGGCGGAGCTTCAGAGCGTCGGTAATGTTACCGTTAGCGTTACCGTCAGAGTTTTTGACAAATTGGGCGACTTCCTTTTTGCCGAGGGATTCCATCTCAACGCCTTGGTCAGAGAGCCATTGCTTCATCTGAACAACGCTGTTTGGGTTATCCAGGTTTGTGATATTCTGCATGGACAGCATGAGTTCTGATTTTGATTTTTCATCAAAAGCGATTGCATTCTCTACTACCTGCATATCCAGCATGATCCCTCTGTCATTGATTTCCTGATCGAGATGGTATTCATCCCAAAGAAAGTCCGGAACGGGATATTTGGCCAGACGCTTCTTTATCGCCATTTCCACTTCCACGTCCCGACAGTTGTATTCTTTGAAGCGGAGCCACTTTTCGCTGTCATGCTGAGGGAGGTTTCGGGTTCGTCCACCGTTTGCTTTCGTAGGTTTGCACGGAGTACAGAAGTATCTGATCAGGTCTTTGCCTTCTTTCAACTTCTGATCCTGAAGCTTTAGGACTGCGCCGACGCCTTCCAGTGATAAGGGAAGCCCCATATATGCGGACCAGATCATGGTGCATTTCCAAGAGGAAGGATCAAGGTATTTTGAAGCAGGGTCTTCAGGGATGCTGTATCCGAAGAAGTGCTGCGGGTGATGGCGCTTTAGCCAGTTGGAAAGACAGATTCGTTCAAAACTGGCATTGAAGGCCCATTTTGTTATATTCTCATCAGATAGTGCTGCGAGGATTTCTTCCGGGATGGTATCGCCGCAGGCAAGGTCATACACCTTGACCGGGGAGCCGTCCACAGAAACTCCGAAGAGCAGTATCTCAAAATTATCAGACTCAGCGTACTTGTAAGCTCCACATTTAGAGATATCAACGTCGCTGTAAGTCTCCAAATCGATTGACAATTCTTTCATTGATTTTCCTTTCTCAGAGGGTGATGATGTATGCCCTGTCTGTTAGGCGTTCCTCCGGCGCTACCTGCGTCTCGTTGATCTCCTTGACCATCGCTGACAGTTCATTCAGGTTGAGGCTACTGTCATAAGGGGCGATCATCATTTCATGGATGGATGATGGGAGAACGAAGAGCATATTGGTTCTGTATTTCTGGGTAAAAGCTTTGAGTGCTTTCCGGTTCATAATGGCAGCGGCACCCTTGAATTTCTGCATATTGGTTATTACGTGAAATTTGACATCTGAGTCCATAGAGCTGTCATAAGGTGCGCCCATCAAATCAGACAGGACTTTTCCCAGGCTGGTAATCTGAGTTTCTGCACTGAGGTTTTCAAGAGCCCTGTCCCAGGCATAGTTTTCTTCAATACCGGCGTTAGACAGAAGCACGGGAACAACCTTTAAGGAATAATGAGCGCCATCCTGTTCGCCTTTTAGGATCAGGTACTGTTCGATACCATCCAGATCGCAGGGCCTTTTCACGATACACTCATCTGAAGTGCACTGAAGGGCAATAGTGATGTGATCCAGGATCCATTTCGGATTATTAAAATTCATTGTGATATCGGTGATGCTTTCTGTGTTCATGGCTATCCTCCTTGTAAAAAAGAGGGCGGCAGCATAGCCGCCACCCTGTAGGTTAATGTCTTAAGATTCGGATGATGTCATCCAGTTTCTCATTGATCTTTTCCAGGTTGTCGATGCGCTTCTTCTTGTATTCCTTGGAAGCATCTGACTTTTTGGAGATGGCTTCCATTGTGAATACGATGATTACGGCGACACCGATCATAGCCAGAAAAGTGATAACAGCAGTCAGTATAGTGTTCATTGATTTGCACCTCATTTCTCAGGTTGTCGCAGGCAGCGGCGGAAGTGCCGCCGCCCGCTTTGGTTGTCTGGTTAGTCGAGGAAATCATCCTCATCGTCCACAGTTGCGAAGTCATCCTCAGCTCTGGACTTGCCTCCGAGAGGTTCGCCGTCACGGATCTTCTGAAGGTTGTTCAGACCGCAGGCGATACCCTTGTTGCCGTTGCTGTTGAAGGCGTACAGGTTGATGCTGGCTCTGCCGTAAACGCCGGAATAGACTTCGGATCTTTCAAGGATCGGCTGTCTGTCGGCATCCACGATTCCGGGAGCTGTTGCGCTGTTGGCATTAATGAAGTAGGCGTTCTTGTAAGCCTCATCATCCGGTCTTTCAAGATCGCCGTCACGAAGCGGTGTCTTGATGGCGGAGAGGGCAGGAACGGACTTGCCGTTACCCTTAAGCTTGCTCTGGCCTTCTTCATAGGCTGCCTGGATAGCTGCCTTGATCTTTGCGACAGTAGCGGTATCGGACTTCGGGATGATGAGCGATACGCTGTACTTCGGAGCGCCGCCGTTGATGCTCTTCGGATCCCAGACATTTGCATAACTCCATCTGGTGTTGACTCCGGTAATAACTTTTGTAGGGATAGATACATTCTTTGCCATGATTTTTTCCTCCTTATTCTTCACTAAAATCATCTTTGGCTGTATTCAGTGCCGGTCTTTTATCTGACTCCGGCACAAGTGTCGGTTTGCCTGGAGGCTTTGTAATGAAGCCTGCCAGAAGTTCTTCAAATTTCTTCTTCCCGAGAAGGGAAGTCATCGCTGTGATTCCGAGTACCTTTTTCTCATAAGGGTCGTATCCGGCTTCTGTTACAGCGGAAGCAACGGCGTTCTCATCCGTGTATTTTCTGATTGATCTGCCTTCCACAACCTTGAAACCGGGATACTCTGTTCCGCTCATCGCCTGCTGAAGTGCGTATTCTTTGATGTCGCCAGCCCATGCTACCAAATCATCGATCCTGGGAAGGATGGATGCGATCTCTGCATCATCCAGGGTGGCAGGCTGCTCAAAATCATATGCTGCAAGCTCCATGTTGTACTCAGCTCTTTTGCGGCAGGTAGCTTTGACCTTGCAGAACTGGCAATGGTCGCCGGCGTGAAATTCGCCCTCACCGTTATATGCAAGCTCCGCTGTCGGTTTCAGGAATCCTTCTGCCCATGAAAGCAGGTCTTCTTTGCTGATGGTGTAGGTGCTGATGTTCTCACGACGAGGCTGGAAGATCGTCATTGCTACGGATTCGATATCATAGATGCCGTCGTAGGTATCCAGTGCCCCGAGCGCGTAACACATCATCTGAGGATTGTTTTCTGCCTCTACCAGTATTCCGAGACCATATTTGAAATCTATGATCTGTAGGATGTTGTCTGCGATGATGAGGCAATCACCGGTTCCGAATCCGTCCGGTACCCATTTGGAAAAATCCAGTCTCTGTTCAACGAGGATCAGCGGATCTTTACATTGCTGCTTTGCCTTTTCGTACTGTTCCATCACGAAGGAACAGTATTCATCGGTTGCGTCCGCCATTTCCGTATCGAAGAAATCCAGATTCTCTGTTGGATCCTTGACATCTTCGCCTAACGCATGAAGAACTTTGTACTCACATAGCTCATGGGCATCGGTGCCTTGCTGGGCGTATGGAGAGGATTCGTCCTTGATCTCCGCACAGAGCTTTGCTGAAGGCGGGCATGAGAGCCACCTGTGAGAAGCTGAGGCGGAGAGATATGCGTGTCTAGGCATCTTTCAATCCCTCCACTTCTTCCACAAGAGCCGGATAGCTTTCGGCAGGTACGTCTGTCAGGCTTCCTCCGCCTGCGTATTTCTTGACGATGGCTTTCACCTGAGCTTTGAACTGGCCTCCGGCTTCGTTTGCCTTGGCTGCGAGAAGGGCTCTGACGTCTTCTTTGGAAAAGGTCTTTTCAGGAGTCTTTTCCTTTTTGACGGCTGTGGCTTTCTTCTCAGGTTCTGCTGCAGGTGCTTCCTCGCTGAAGCATTCCTTTATAGCATTTGCGGTCTGAATCATCTTTTCTCCGCAGGAGATGAGATCATCCAGGACCTGTGACAATTCGCTCATTTTGCTCATGTTGTCATTCTCCTTATCTTTCATATTTGTTTATCAAGGTACATATCTTTTGTCCGTTCCGCCGCCTCAGTAGTAGTTACCGGGGCGGCTTATTCAATAGTTCTGTCGTTCATCTCTTGCACCTCCATTTCCCTGTTCTGGTGGTCTAGGTATGAGAAAGTGCTGTTTTCCGATTTTTCCTGAAGAAAATATTTGGAGTTGATCGGTTATCCGCATCTTTCGGAGGTCTAGGTATGAGATGAGGGTGTTTTCCGATTTTGGGACAAAAAAAATTCCGGTCAGATGACGATCGGATTTTTCTTTATAAAAAGGAAGCGTTTCTGTCTCACGCATAAAAAACTGGAAAAATTCTTCTAGGCATCGGAAAACTGCCCGGACTTTTACCTAGACCTTCGGAAAGCCAGGTCTGGCTTTACTACTTCAAAGAAAAGAGGTGGTTCCCTTGAGGGTCGGTAAGAAGATGCGGACAGTAACCAATTTCATAAGAAGATAACAGGAGGCAGAAATATGTTTTTTGTTTTACAGACGGCAAACGTGGCTGCCGATGCCAAAAACTGCGTGTATCCGAACAGGAAAGAGATCACATCAGGTGATGAGCTCAAAGAGGCAGTCAGGTTTGACCATGTATGCGGGGAGTTTAAGAAGAACTACCGCAATATCAGTAACTTCCTGAAGTCCAATGTCATCGTTATGGATTGTGACAACGATCATTCCGACGATCCTGCCGAATGGATCACTTTTGAGAGGCTGGAAGAGCTTTTTGAAGAAATCGACTATGCGGCGGCACCGAGCCGGAACCATATGAAGGAAAAGGATGGCAAGGCGGCAAGACCGAAGTTCCATGTGTACTTTCCCATAGAAGAGACAGATGACGCGGAACAGTATGCTGCGGTTAAAAGAGCGATCCAGAAGGCATTCCCGTTTTTTGATGACAACGCGCTGGATGCGGCGAGGTTCATTTTCGGGGCGGATACCGGTGAGGTCGTCTGGCATGAGGGCTGGATGACGATTGATGAAGAGGTGACGCCGGAGCCTGAAGTAGATGAGGATGCCGGCAGCAGTTATACCGGCGGGAGCATCCTGCAGGGATCCAGGAACAAAACGCTTTCCCATTTTGCGGGAAGAGCGCTGAAGAGGTTCGGAGAGACGGACAAGGCAAAGCAGGTATTCCTGGATGAAGCGGCGAAGTGTGATCCGCCATTGGAGAAGGAAGAGCTTAAGACCATTTGGTATTCGGCTCTAAAGTTCTTCAGGACCAGGGTGAAGACACAGCCGGGATATGTTGCACCGGATGAATACAATTCAGATTTCAATGCCGGATGCCTGAAGCCGGATGACTATTCGGACATCGGACAGGCCAAGGTGCTGTGCAAGGAATATGGCGATGAGCTCAGGTATTCGGACGCCACGGATTATCTCAGATATGACGGCGATTCCTGGATTGAGGACAGGCAGCTGGCGGTCGGTGCTATGGAAGAGTTTCTGGATCTGCAGCTGGCGGATGCTCTTGAATATGTGGAGAACGCAAAGAAGGCATTGATGGCAGCAGGAGTTGATGAGGCTGCAATCAAGGCTGGCGGTAAGACCTTGGAAAAGGCGGTTCCGCTGGACTCATTGAAATTGATGTTTACCTATCTGGCGGCGAAGACTTATCTGGCATTCGTCATGAAGAGACGGGATTACAAATATGTAGTGTCCGCGCTGAATGCGGCGAAGCCGATGCTGGCGGTGAGTGTGTCTGATCTGGACAAGGATGAAAACCTGCTCAATACGCCGTATGCGACATATGACCTGACAAAAGGCATTGACGCAGGGGAACTTCCGCACAACCCGGAAGATCTGATTACGAAGATCACCAATGTGTCTCCGTCGGATGATGGAAAAGATTTGTGGGAGCAGTGCCTGGAGCTTTTCTTCTCCGGGGATAAGGAACTGATCGACTATGTGCAGATGGTTGTCGGCATGGCTGCGGTCGGGAAAGTTTATCAGGAACATCTCATCATTGCCTACGGCAGCGGTGCAAATGGCAAGTCTACGTTCTGGAATACGGTGTCCAGGGTGTTGGGGACCTATAGCGGGAAGTTGTCAGCGGAGACCTTGACGGTCGGATGCAAGAGAAATGTGAAACCGGAAATGGCGGAGCTTAAGGGTAAGCGTCTGATCATTTCATCGGAGATGGAAGAGGGCATGAGACTCAATACAGCAGTGGTGAAGCAGCTCTGCTCCACGGATGAGATTTTCGCTGAGAAGAAGTACAAGGCACCGTTTGCATTCGTGCCGAGCCATACGCTGGTCCTTTATACCAACCATCTTCCGAAGGTAGGGGCAAATGATGACGGGATCTGGCGCAGGCTGATTGTGATCCCCTTCAATGCGAAGATCGTCGGTGACAGCGATATCAAAAATTATGCGGATTTTCTTTATGAGAAAGCCGGCGGCTACATCCTTAAGTGGGTGATCGAGGGCGCAAAGAAGGCCATAGATGCAAATTTTAAGACCGTGCTTCCGAAGTGTGTCCAGGAAGCGATCAAGGCATACAGGGAAGAGAACGACTGGCTGGGGCATTTCATCGAGGAATGCTGCGATGTGGATCCTGCGTTTACGGAAAAATCCGGGGAACTTTACCAGAAGTATCGTGAGTATGCTGCGAACAACGGTGAGTTTACGAGACAGAACGGCGATTTTAATTCCGCTCTGGAAAATGCCGGGTTCAGTAAGCGTAAGACCAAAAAAGGCGCATTTTTCTATGGTTTGAAGCTCAAAGAGGGACAGGATTTCCTGTAAGGGTGACGATCGGTGACAGGTAATTCTAAAACCCCGTATAGGTGATTTTTGAGGCTGAAAATCCTTATATAGAGGGTTTATGAAACGCCTGTCACCACCTGTCACCTTCAATTTGATGGAGGTGTCGAGATGAGGGAAAAAACCATAGAGCAGAAGCTTGTTAAGGAGGTCAAAGCCAGAGGCGGGATCTGTCCTAAGTGGGTGTCTCCGGGATTTGACGGGGTGCCGGACAGATTAGTCTTTCTGCCAGGGCGGCATTTCGGGTTGGTGGAAGTAAAAGCACCTGGCAAGAAGCCGAGAGCCTTACAGGTTTCGAGACATAGATTATTGGCAAAGTTAGGATTCCCCACATACATACTTGATGGGGTTGAGCAAATCGGAGGGATTTTAGATGAGATACAGTCCACATGAATATCAGAAATACGCAATCAATTTCATAAAGGAACATCCCATAGCAGCGATCCTGCTTGATATGGGTATGGGTAAGACCAGTATTGTGCTGGCGGCGATTAATGCACTGATGTTTGAAAGCTTCGAGGTATCGAAGGTGCTGATCATAGCGCCGCTAAGGGTCGCAAAACACACATGGTCAGCGGAAATTCAGAAATGGGATCAGCTGAAAGGACTCAGATATTCCATAGCAGTCGGTACGGCAGCAGAGAGGATGAAGGCGCTTCAGGCGGATGCGGACATTTACATTATCAACAGGGAGAACGTTCCCTGGCTGATCGAGAAGAGCGGGCTGCCGTTTGACTACGACATGGTGGTGATCGATGAACTTTCATCTTTTAAGAACTGGCAGGCAAAGAGATTTAAGGCACTTATGAAGGTGAGACCGAAGGTAAAAAGGATTGTTGGTCTGACCGGAACGCCGTCCAGCAATGGATTGATGGATCTTTTCGCAGAATACAAGGTTCTGGATATGGGAGAGAGGCTTGGAAGGTTTATCAGCCAGTACAGGGTCGAGTATTTTGTGCCGGATCAGGTAAATGGACCTATTGTTTACAGTTACCGATTAAGACCAGGAGCTGACAAGAGGATTTATGACCGGATCTCTGATATCACGATCTCCATGAAGGGAACTGACCATTTAAAGATGCCGGAACTGATTAATTCTGAATATCCGGTATATCTGGATGCGGATGAGCGTGAGAAGTATGAGGCAATGGCCAGTGATCTGGTGGTCAATCTTCGGGGTGGTGAAGTGACGGCTGCCAATGCTGCGACGCTTTCCGGGAAGCTGACACAGATGGCCAACGGTGCTGTCTATTCCGATGCCGGCGGTATCGAGTTCATTCATGATAAGAAGCTGGATGCCTTGGAGGATATCATCGAGGCGGCAAACGGGAAGAGTATTCTGGTGGCGTATTGGTACAAGCACGATCTGACAAGGATCATCGACAGGCTGGAAGCCCTGGGTGTGAAGTACGGAAAGCTGGATTCGGATCAGAGCATTGAGGATTGGAATGCAGGAAGACTGGAGGTGGGACTGATACATCCGGCTTCTGCAGGACACGGATTGAATCTTCAGAGCGGTGGCAATACATTGGTGTGGTTCGGCATGATCTGGAGCTTGGAGCTTTATCAGCAGACTGTCGCAAGGCTTTGGAGGCAGGGGCAGGAATCCGGGACGGTCGTGGTGCAGCATATTATTACAGCCGATTCGATTGATGAGCGAATCATGAAGGCACTTCACGCAAAGGGCAACACGCAGGCCAGACTGATCGATGCCGTGAAGGCGGAGGTAGGTGCCTATGGCAGGAAATAAAAGTCTGGCAGAGGATCCATTTGAGCGATTGGCAAATGCAATTATTTTGCAGGCAGTCGCTGATTACAGGGTGGCGCTTAAGAAGATCACGGCACATCCGAAGGATCGAAAAGCAATAGATGAGGCCTTGGAGATCGAGAGGTTCTTCCGTTCCGGCTGGTACAGCCAGCTGACAAGCGTGGACGGAGAATACCTGATCAAAAGGCTTCAGGACGAAGTGAGACAATCAGAGTCAATCCGAGGGAGAAAAAATAAATCCAATCGGAGGTAGCTTATGAACAGACATCAGCAGGAAGCCAAGAAGTATTTATCACAGGCGTTCGGATTGAATCAGCGGATTGAGAGTAAGCTGGGACAGATAGAGGATCTCCATGACCTGGCCACTAAGGCAACGGTGACATATTCGGATATGCCGAAGAGCCCGAACAGGGATGGCTCCAGAATGGAAGATGCCATTATAAAAATCATCGACCTGGAGAATGAGATCAACCAGGATATGATGAGGCTTGTTGAACTGAAGAAGGATATCATTCGCAGGATCAAAGCAGTGGAGAGTGCAGAACTTCAGACGATACTGGAACTGCGGTATCTGTCCTATATGAGATGGGAAGAGATCGCCATTGAGCTTGGGTACGGTATCGACAATGTGTTCCGCCTTCACAGGAATGCTCTGGATGAAATAACGATTCCGGAAACAATACAGTAAAATCAAGTTCGATACAGTAAGCCTATGTGATAATGTTAAGATGGCAAAAGCGAAAGATGAGGAAGCCGTTGTGGAGAAATCTGCAGCGGCTTTTTCCGTGGAAGAAAGAAGGTGGACAGATGCCGAGAAAACCGAAGAAGCCGTGCGCTTATCCGGGCTGTCCCAACCTTACGGAAGGGAGATACTGTCCGGAACACCAGAGCAAAGTGAACAGTGAGTATGAAAAGTATGGGAGAGATCCTAGAACAAAGAAGCGTTACGGAAGAGCGTGGAAAAGGATCCGTGATAAGTATGTGCAGGAGCATCCGTTCTGTGAGCTGTGCTTCCAGCGTGGGATTATCGTGGAGACAGAGGAAGTGCATCATAAGTTACCGCTGAGTGAAGGTGGCACGCACGATAGGAGCAATCTGATCGCGCTGTGCAAGTCGTGTCACTCGCGCATACATGCAGAGAGGGGAGACCGATGGGGAAAGCACCCGGAGGGGGAGTGAAAATCCCCACGCGTATGTTTCCCAGGGAACGGCGCGGGGGTCACACGCACAAAAACAAGAAATCAAACGGGGTATTACCCCGGCAGGGAATTGAGGTGAAGGAAAATGGCCAAAGACGGGACTATGCGCGGCGGCGCAAGGGTCG